CCCAGTGCTGTACCGATCTGCCGGAAAATAGCCTCAACAAACGGCTCAAAATTCTGATTAGGGCGTTTCGGATCTGCAAACTCAATATCCTCGCCGGGTGCCAGCCTTGCAACCGAACCCATGCCCATTTTATAATCCTTGTCGGCTGCCGTTCCGCCAGTCTCTGCGCTATCCTGAAAAGTAGCGAGTCCGGTAGTTCCGTCAGGGGATTTAACGAATACCGTGAAATATGAGTTGATAACCGCTGCCGCGATCTCTGCGTTTGTAAATTTACCCAGCTGTTTGAGTAATTCTGTAACGGGTGCAAGGTACGGCACGCCCCTGGTCTGGTCCGGTCTCAGTTTTTCGTACACATGGATAATGTTCCTGCGTCCCGACTTAGTAAATACGTTCCTCTTCTCCCATTTTCGTTCATAAGGAGTCTTTACAGTGCCCGGATGCGTTGTACTTATATGGTATTTATGGGGAGATCCGAAATCGTCCTTTTCTACCCCGGCAGTCAGATTGACCGTGTCCCGTGCGTCGCCTTCGTTGCGTACCCTGTCCGCCTCAATTAATTGGACCTTCAATCCGTATGGAGAAGTTGATCTCACTTTGTGAGCCAAAAGAGCAAACACGTCCCCGCTCTCAAGCGCAGACCGAAAGACCAGACTTGTTATATCTGCAAAGTTGCCGCCTCTGTCCAGGGAGCAGTCAAGGTTATTCGCCCAGGACTTCCACTCCCTCTCAGTATTCCGCTGCCACTCCTCCGCTGGATCGACGTCCATACCGAGAACACCTCTGTCTATTCTCGACTGCATTTTGAGGCCAGAACCCACGACATTTATGCAATTCGTATTGATAGCACCCGCCGCGATAGGCTGATTACGCAGTAAATCTCTACTCCGTTCCCTGAGAGTTTCCAGATCAGCCAATGTATCTGAGTCGGCGTCTCCACCGCCCGGCTGCCAACCAGTAGACTGCCTCCGCTTCCTGGACCCGCTATGATACGACCCGGCCCGCGCTTCTATAGACCCATTAGCCAGATACTGTTTTTTGACAATCGCCGGAACAACATCAAGATTGATTTTCGATTTCATAATTTTCCTTTTTCACTAATATCTCTCGCAAAGGCGCAAAGCGCGCAAAGTTTTTTTATCTGTTTTTATCTGTGTAAATCTGCGGCCTATTCCTTTTTTTATTTTGTCGTCACAAAAAACCCAGATTCCTCATTGCAGATCACCCAATGTGCAGCGACTGGCAACGGGTTGCTTATTTTTAGTTTTTCAATCCTTCGACTAGTATCAATATCACTTTGAAATTCATATTGTTCAATCATTTCTGTTCTGTCGGCAAATTCATGATGTATTTGCATTAAAATCGGTTTTTTAGTCTTATTAGTCATTATTTTGTTTTCTTTACCTTTGCGGTCTTCGCACCTTTGCGAGAAACTGCTTTTTTTCTTTTCGGTGCCACCTTCACAACCCCCGCACACTTCCCGCGATCGTCAATTGGGATCACCTTGAGATTACAGCAGCAACTATCTGGATCGTGGTTGAAGCAAGTCTGGTTTGCACAATGCACCTTGCTCGTCGCATCAATCTCAAACCTCTCAACCTGCTCCTGCTTTTTATCACTCATAACTTTTTCCTCTGTGCCCTTTGTGTCTTTGTGTGATGATTGTCTTTTTCTTTTCTTTGCGACCTTTGCGCCTCTGCGAGAGACATATCAATCGTCAATAGCCGTCATACCATTTATCTGTATTCCGGTATTTGTCGCCCTGTTGATTTCCATTTTTAATTCAGATCTGAAATCTCTCAGGTTTTTAAGCTCTTCACGTTGGACGTTCATATCCGCAGCTGTATACGCCTTCGCATTCATAACCCTTGATATTGCTGCCTCGCACTCTGTCAACATTGTACTAGCGCTCATTCTATTCTCTCCCCTTCGTTAATCATCCCGGAGCCGCCCGAAGTATTTGCAACCTCCGGCTCTGACATTTTCCTATGCTGTTCGGCCAATCCGTCCAGCATCTGCACGATAGTAAGGTTCGGATAAACTATAAAAGCCACGATATTAAGAGCAGCTATGTTATAAACAAACAGATCCAGTGCCTCATTGCGGTCCCTGGTCTTCACCCATTCAAATTTTTTGAAACCCTTTACATACTTAGTCTTCTTTTTCTCAGCTGTGAGCTGCTTGAAATACTCCTCGGTCAGAGTGGTAGGAAAATGGATATAGCCGGGACCAGGCTCTGATATAGTCAGTCTGTGAAAGAGTAGATCTTTCGCTGTATCCGTTCCGATCATGTAAAGATTTACACCGTTTTTCTGCTTCGATGGTTTTCCGCTTATCGGTTGGCCCGGTAGACTGGCGCCTTTTATTGCGTATACGTTGAGGTGTTCCCGCTCTTTTGCAAAATCATATACCTCTTTTGTATGATGGCCGCCGGTATCTACTGCAGTGCAGACAATTCGCATCAGGCCGCACTTGTGGACGTATGTCTTTTTAAGAAATACGTCAAGATTCTTCCATACAGTCGGCAAACCAGGCGATCCCATTAAATACTTTGTTTCTAATACGAAAGACTCCTCAAATGTCGCCCAGCCGACAGTCTTTACCTCCACGCGATCATCCTGAACGTCAACCGACGCGGTGATGATCACAATATCAGAGTTGATCTCCTTACCAAACTCCTCTCGCCTGTTATAAAGGCCGGTATATTCGACCTCTTTACCCTGCGACTCCCAACTCTCGGCCAGAATAGTGTTTGTCCATGTTTTCTGGAGTGGTTCGCTCTTTAGCTTTTTGAATTTCAGGAAATCTTTTACAATGTCCGCCCAGGAGAACCAGCCTATGGGCGAATATAATGCGTTCAGGTGAAAGCCCGGACACGCCCCGTTCTCCTGGTTCTCAGCGATCCACTCGCCTTTGGCCAGCATTTCCGTCTTGTACCTCTCTTCTATAAGTGCGGCGCAAGTGTTGCACATATAAGTGACATCGCCGATAAGGTTATATTTTTCATCTCTATCGAATTTGATATTCTTCCAGGATAAAACCTGCTTCGTGCCGCAATGCGGACACGGCACGTTGTATCTGCGCTGATCGCTCTGGTCGAACTCCCTCTCGATAAGAGACGCTCCTGTTTCTGTAGGTGACGACAATATGAACACCTTGCGCCTGCTTCCGAAAGTAACCGTCCTTTTCTCTGCCAGTGATACCGGGTCCCCTTCACCCTCGACATCAACAGGATACGCATCTACCTCGTCCAGTGATAAAAACCTGATAGGCATCATACGCAAGCCCGCCGCGCTATTTGCACCTCTCAGCACAATAACACCGCCCGGATACTCTTTAGACAATACAGTGTTTCCGCTATCCTTCTCCCTGGCCGGAGTAATTCGCTCCTCCAGTACCGGTGTGTCTCTTATCGCGGGTGCAAGCCTCTGTTTTGATAGAGTTTTTGCCAGATCAACGGTTGGCTCTACTATCATTCCAGGCCCCGGACATAGATGGATGCAATACCCTGCCCAGTTAATAATCAGCTGAGTCCCGGATATCTGTGACGGTTTCATAAGGACCACCCTGTTACATGGGTCCGAAGGACTGAGACATACCATTATCTCCTTCATAAACGGCACGCGGCTGGTCCTGTATTTACCAGGCTCAGCGCTTCCGTCTGAGGAGAGGATCATGTGCTCGTCTGCCCATTCGTTTATATTGAGCTTTGGGTCAAGCGCCAGCCCGGCCTCAAAAGCCTCCTTATAAACAACCTCCGCATTGTTAAGCATTGTCACCATTTATATATCCTGTAATCCTTTTTCGATCTCGTCTGTCAATATTTGTCGGACACTGTTCTCGTCAGGATCGGCGGCAATAAGCGCAGCCACTCTGTCAGGAATATTCAGCATATTATCTCGCAGTTTCCTCGCTTCGCTAAACGCTGCGACCTGTACATCCTTAGCCTTGACCAGCTCACCGGATTTCTCCTGCAAGTTCAACTCCAGGAGAGAGACCTGTAATCTCTTTTCGTTAGTCTTTGCCTCACTAAAAGACGACTTTTTACTGGTTGCCTTTTTTTTCTTCTTGCCAATACCTTCGGGCATATCATCTGCGATCTGCCTATCTGCCAGCTCCGGGTTGATCTTTCCGTAATAAAGAGTGATAACTCCGTCCGATACCAGTCTCCCGATATAAACCTTCGACACACCCTTCTGCCGTGCGTACTCTGCCTGGCTGACAAGCCCCTCCATAGGGTCCTTCTCAACAATCGAAAGCGTTTTCTGTTCTGGCAATGTCGCTGTACTCATAATTTTCTCTCTGTCATCCTGGATAATCCCTGTCATCCTGAATTTATTTCAGGATCTCTTTTCCCTGTTCACAAAAAACGAATCATTCTTTTTAAATCCAGCAAGTGCCTTGTCAGCTTTTATCTTTTTTAACATGGACGAAAAAACCTCAGCAGAGAGCACACATTTCATCATCGCCTCGCGCATCTCCCTGAAATATTCATCAATATTATTTTTCCTTAAACAACAAAACATATATTTTTTCCTCTGCGCCTTTGCGTTAAATATTTTTATCTGCTTTTATCTGTGAAAATCTGCGTCCTATTTATTTTTTTCTTTTGTCCAGCCGCTTCTTAAAATCAGCATCAAATACCGGCTGATAATTCTCAACTACAGTTTTATTGATAAGTACTCGGACCTTCCGGCTGCCATACAACTGGGCTACATCTGGGCCGAATAACATCTCGCGCTTATCTGCTTTATAAGGTCTACCCGACCTGCTTATAC